AACGCAGAATTGAAATAGTTCAATGTTTCAACATAATCAGATGCAGACTTTACAGAATTCCAAAGTGCTTTAATTCCTCTTGTCACAGTAAAAAATTTTGCATATAAACTAGCAAGCTGTGAAGTTAATGAGCCAGTCTTTCTTGTGGTTACAGTTGCGGTATTTCCAAAATTAGCTAGTGCAGAGCTTGCAGAGCCAATCATGGAAGCTAATTTTCTTCCTGCATTTCCAAGTCCATTTGCGGCATTTGATAATCTCGAAAATGAATTCGTAAGAGAATTTGTGGCTTTATTTATTTTCCCACTTGCAGTAGCTAACTGTGCCAAAGCTTCTGTCATTCTTACTGTGTTTTCGTTGATTTTTGGTGCGGTTTTCATTACATTGAAGAATGACAATACTTCATTTGCTAGTGTTCCAAGTTGTCCAGAAGATTGAGAAATTTTACCGCCAGCACTTGCCAATTGTGCAATTGACTGAACAAACCTATTTACGGAATCTGAAATTCCATCAACACCAATAAAGCTTTCTGTGATAAATTTCAAGCTACTTCCCAATGCAGGTAATTCAGTCGATACATTTGCAATATATTCGCCGGAATTGGCTAGTCTAGCCATTGAATTAACAAAACGATTAACACTTGCAGATACATCCGGTATTGCCGATAATCCAGATAACTGAGTGATTATCTCGCCAAGTTTCATAGAATTAAAATTACTAATATCTACCTGGCTAAATCTGCTAATGGAATTAATGATTGCGTTCAAACCGGAAGCTTTATAATTAACATTTCCCATGGCTCTTAAAGAATCTGAAAACTGTTTCATTCCATCGGCAATGCTTGTCATCTGTCCTGCATCAATTTCTTTAAGTTTTCCGGTAACTACATCTTTAATTCCTGTAGTATCTACATCCAGAGTGACTTTTACAGCGTTATATTTCAGTTCAGCAACTTTATTGATTGCCTTCTGAATATCCATTGTTATCTTATCCGTATTGATTTTTACATCAATAGGGAGCTGACCGTCCGTACCTTTTAATGCGTCATTAAGTCTTGTTTTTACCTGTTCAGCGAGCTGCTGAGTGGAATCGACAGCCATTCCCCACACTTTGTCCGATGCTTTTGAAGCGTTTTCTCCATAAAGCGATTCTATTGATACTGGCTTTATTGATTCTCTAACTTTTTTGATATTTTCAAGTATGGTAATCAGCTGATCTGCTGCATTTATAGTATCTCTTGGTACAAGAGTTGGGAATCTATCTGCTAATTCTTGCCAGGATTTGTCAAGTGTAATGCCTTTGGTTGCATCTGTAACAACCTTATTCAGATTGTTTTTCAGAATCTCAGAAAATTCGCCTTTACCAAGGTCGGCTTTTAGCATATCGGAAACATAGATTTTCTTGTTTTTGAAGTAATTATTGAAATCAATCCATTCTTGTTCTGCTCCATCTAAGTAGCTTCCAAGATTAGCTTTTACTACACTTCCGCTTTTGAGAATCGTATTTCCAATTTCTTCAACAATGCTTCCAACATTTCCAGAGATTTCTTTTCCGTCAAAAGACTGTGCCATTTCCTTTGCAAGTTCGTTCATTTGAGAACGAACTTTTGAAGCAGCACCGCCTTTTAAGTTAAATGCTTCAATTAATTGCTTTGAAATGGAAGAGGTATCAATTTTAATATCACGTACTGTTTTATCAATGGCGTATTGCAGTTTTTGTGTTTGATCTCCACCCTTGATATCCAAATCAATACTAATCTTTTGATTCTGAAGATTGCTAAGGTTGATTTTACTAAGTGTGTTTAATTTTGAAATAGCACTATCAAGCCCAGAAGTACGGACATTTCCTAGAGAATTAAAGGCAGACGTAACCCTTCCAAGTTCCCTTGCATAACTACGTAATCCATTTGTATTAACTCCGCTTAATGCGGAATTAACTTTTGTGAGTTTATTTGAAAGATTAGTCAGCGCACGTACTGCTTTTTCTGTACTACTGCTAATTTGTATATCAAGGGTATCAATGGTATTGTCAGCCATTCTATTTATCCCTCCTTTTTTTTACAAAAAAATAAAGGGCAGACAAGACTTATTCATCCTGACTGCCCTTTTCATGGTTAAGCTCAAAGTTCGCCTGCATGAGTTGCAAGCTTGCCAAAAGTGCGTTTCTCTGTTTTTTCTTTTCTTCTTCGGAAAGTATACCTTCCTGTTTACGCTTTTCTTCCTCTGCTGATTCCAGTAAAGGTTTCTTCAAGTACTCTGCCTTGGATTTTTTTCCCATTAAAGCATTTGCAACAGCTGTGAATGTGGCTGATGTTTCATAAATGCCAGCTTGCCAGAGTTCGGCATCTTTTCTCTTTTGGCGTATCTTTTCAGCTTCGAGATAAGGCTTTAACTCTGTTGGGGTGGAATCCATAAATTCTTCTTTAGATACACCAATAGAGAGGTATAAAGGAAGAATCTCTTGGTAAACAGCTTCTCGAAAAGTTAATTTTTCTTTTTGTGATCCTGTGGAATCTTCGTTGCATTCTTCTCCACTGCCTGTGCTTCTGCTACTGCATTCAGCAGACCGGATAAAAAACCATTTTTCTCCAATTCTTTATCAAGAAGTTGGTATAAATCAAATCCGCTTTTAGGATTTTCCTCGGTTCCTTCATCTTCGTAATCATCCAAAAGGTCACAGACTTTATCAAGAACAGCTTCTTTTTCAGAATCACTTTCATACCCAAACTCTTCCTTGTGCTTCTTTTGAAGTCCGGCAAGAAGCAGTTCTGGAAGAAGAGAAATCATCTTCTGAAGGCTTCTCTCTTTTCCATCTGTAATCCCCTGTACCTTGTCCAGCACATCTGTTTTTGTAAGAAGTCCGTATCCGAATACAACCTTATATTCTTTTCCATGTACATTAAAAGTTACCATTTTATAATCCTCCCATTATTTTTTATAATTCTGATGTAGTTACAACCTTTGTATCGAGTCCTTTGTAATCATTTATGATTAATGATATCGGGATGGTCGCAGCTTCATTTTGACCGATTTCCGGAAGCGGAATTGCTCGTCCTGGTTCAGCAACAATGAAAAATGCTTTTTCGAGATCTGGGAACGCAACTTCGAACCAGGTTGAAAGACTTTTAGCTTTTGCATCTTTAGAGTCTTTAAAAAGTTTTTCGATTGCGGTTATAACGTCGGCGTTCATGTTAAAAGTAACTTCCCATGAGCCACCAGTATCCTGCCTTCCTGCCGCATATTGCGTGAAGTAATCTTCCAATGCGGAAACATCAATCTGTTCAGTGTCAAGACTTATTCCACCAATTGAGCTACATCTTTTTAATTGAGTAAATGTAGTTGGCTTTGTTCCTTTCTCTGTTTCTACGGCATAGTGGAAAGTTACGCCAAGTGTTGTTAAATCTGTCATTTTAATAGGCCCCTTTCTTTAATTTAAGCTTTATGCACGTAACCCTGTGCCGGGAGATAGCGGATCACCGCCTTTCTACTCTTCTTTGTCTGTTTTCAGTTCTGGTAATCCTGCTACAGATGTAAGCAGTGATAAAAAGCCGGAAAGTAAAGACGCGGATAAAACCATTTTCCAGTCAACACTGCCAATTACAGTTGCGGTTCCGATGGTTGCTATTGCTGTTTGTGCGACTGTTTTTACAGCTCTAATTCCTGCTGCTTTCAGCCAAAGTAATTTATCTGCTTTCATTTGGCATTCTCCTTTCATATTTTTGGGTAAAAAAATAGAAGCATTTCTGCTCCTAATCTAATAAAGTTCCTGTATATATTCGGCTGTATCGGCTCACAAGCTTTTTGATTCCGCTGTCACCAAAAAACATAGGTTCCGGGCCATATGTACGACGGAATCCCATGCTCACCATAGCTTTGTGACTTATCTTGTCCAATTCATACACTCTGGTTAGTGCTTTGCTCCCAGATGTGAAGCAATTTACTTGAAACGATGGCATTGTTGCGCATTCATCCCCTTCAAGGTCACCTCTTGTAATTGGATTCCCAAGCATATAAAGCTGTGCATATGCTTTTTTACCGGAAGCATTTGTTTCACTGCCATCCATGGAATAATTGTCTGCGCCAGTAATCTTAGAAACAGCCGCTCCCCATCTTGAAAAAACTTCTAATACAGGAGATTCTATTGTGTCTGGCATATCTGTCACCTCACAATAAAAAAATGCACTCACCTTTATAGTGAACGCATTGCATTTTATACTACAATTTAACACTGTAATGATAACATAATTGTTTAGTATCATTCAGTATATTATGGTATCTTCTTTAAGAAGAGAACACCTCTTTGGCAATTTTGCGGATATTCTGAATGATTTCTACACTGGCTTTATACATTGGCATTGTAGCTTCTGTACCGTAAGAACGTACCCATTCGCCAGAATCGGCATAATAAACCCACGATTCATTCTTTCCTTTTCCCTGTCCGTAAGAACCGATTGTATAACCAAATTCTTCTCCTTTTGGATGTGGACTGGAACCGGCTGAACCATTGTAGTGAATACCTGCGCCGAATTCTATAAATAAAAGGTTTATTCCTTCACATATTAAGTGTGCTTCCGCATAATCTCCAAAACTGTTAATTTTGATATAAGTATTATGGCTCTTATCGGAATCGCCTTGTGCTGCCAAAATATTTTGGTCAATAACTGGAATCCCTAATTCACATAATCTTTTTATGAAAATTTCATTTTTGTTCCTTAAAGAATTTTGATAATTTCTTATTTCATTAATAGCTTTTTGGATTGATTTCTGCGATAAGGTACACTTTATTGTCTTACCCATCCTCATTTCCTCTCTTGGAAATTCCGTATCTGGCAATATTGCCTTTTTGTGTGTCTAAAATCTTCTTTAGTGTGTAGTCTGGCAATACTGTGGGTTCTCCATCTTTGTTCAAAATAAGGTTTCCATCCTCGCTTATTTGTGGGATTCTATCTATCCAAAATATGTCCGCTTCCTGTGGATGAAAATTTCGATTAAAGCTTGTAATATACCTGTCGTAATCTGGCACTATTCCGGCTGCAATTTCTTCCGGCGTTCCAGCAGTGGATGATACGGAAAAAGAGTATAAAACTGGTTTCTCATAAACTTTAATACGGTCTAATCCTTGTGTTTTCTCAGATATTCGTGACCAATATACCTTTTGCTTTTGACGGACTAATCCTCTCATGCAATCATCCTTTCTGCTCTAACAGGGGCTACATATGTGAATTGGTTTCCCAAAATATCTCTGGCCGTACCAATCACGAAATGGCCGTAGTCTGCCAGAATATTGCATACAAATTCCTCTGCGTCCACCCAATATCGTTTCTCAATCATACGGTGAAGCTCTGGCAGTAGACCATAGCTGAACATCACGCAATGCCCTAATTCGTGGATAAATACACGGTTCAGAAGTTCTCCATGCAAGTTGCTTGCAATTGAAATTGTCATTGTAGAGTAATCAGATACAGCAAGTGTCCTTTGCCCTGTACGGTCAATCAAAACATTATCATTGGGAGAAACAAAGCGCACTCTCCATAAGTCCCCATTCATATAGAATTGTTTCAGCATGGTTTCTCACCATCCTTTCTACGAAAAAAGCCCCTGCCGCATTAATTTGCGACAAGGACTTAATTCATTTATTGCTCTAGTTCATCTGCTGTACAAGTCTGGTCAGGTCAGTTTTCATTGACTGTCTGAGCGTTGCATCTGCATCAGACCACATTTCCGTGAGATTACGGATAATATCAGATGTGTACTCCTTCATGGAATCATCCATTTTTCTTTTGGATTCCGTGTCTTTGGAATCATGATAATGCCTACGATTCTCATCGTATCTATCATAGGATTCGCCATATCTGGACTTCTTCCAATTCATATTCATACCATCATTTTCCATATCACTACGATCTGGATGATATCCCATGCGGTACATATTACGTTCAAACTCTGGATTGTTTAAATACTCGTCCATCCAGTCATCGTCTTCCATGTACAGATATGGCCTATAACCTTTTCTGGTTCCCCTACCTTTTGGAGCGAAACGCCCATTTGAATAGCGGTAACGGTCATATCCCATGCGTCCAAGATACTTTTCTTCCTGTTCGCATTCATCCATAGCTTCCACAATGCGATAATCTTTATCAGCGCAAATCGCACATTTTACTGCTTCCATGCAGTCTTTCAGATCGTCCCAATCTTGAGCACTGAGATTATCAAAGCCATGTGTTTTGGCTTTTTCCATAGCCCATTTTCCCATTTCCATTGCAACTTTATGCATTACAGTGCCCCCTTTCTAACAGCCTGCGTAACAGGTGCTTCTGTCGTTGGGGCTGTACCATTAATTGCTTTCAAATTGTTGCTCGGACTACAAGCCGGATTTCCTAACATCTTGAATACTCCGCCAGTTGCACTTGTAGCTACTCTGGTTGCGTACTTCGTTCTGGTTCTTATTCCACAAGCCGTAATCTGTGCACAGCAACGATTTTCTAGCGGATACAAAGTTGTTCCTGTTCCTATCTGAATCATTACCGGAGCAGTAATTGTAGTGGCTTCTGGTATACTTTGTGCAACAACAATACAATATTTCTCTCCATTGTTGTAACTGCCTGCTGGGAGTGTGATTACAAGATTACCTCCTGTAAACGCAACAGCTTGGCTTATTACAAGACGGTTGCAGAGCTTACAAACATTTTTACAACTCATATTTCTACCTCTCAATCAAAATAAGAGGTGAGCCGCAACCCACCTCTTAGAATTTAGTCAACCTCTAAGGGTGAGTTACTTAGCAACAACCGTTACCATATGTATTACATCCTGCGTATGCATATGGAGCTGGAACCTGGAATGCAGGAATCGGAGCCGGGTTGATTGCATTGATTAATCTCTGAGCCTGTGCGTACATCTCTGTTGTAAGCAATGCAGACTGGCGATCCTGGGATGCAGCACGTTTCAGATCAGAGTTCTCTGCCTGTAATGTTGCAATCTTATCGTTAGTCAGGAAGTCAAGGATTGCTCTTGTGTTGCTGTTCTGGTTTTCCAGAAGATCTCTGGTGTTGTTGTTCATTGTGTTCTGGAGAGCACAAGTGTTAGTGGCAAGGTTATAATTGATGCCCTGGATTGCTTCTCTTGTTTCGCAGCAACAATTTGCTAACTGAGACTGTAATGCATTGGTATTCTGCATACCGGCTACAGTATCAGCATTGATTGCCTGCTGAACGCCGTTGAAGCCTTGAAGCATTCCGACATTCATACCATTAAAGCCACTCTGCATGGTATTGTTAAGAGAATATGTGCTGTCACAGATACCCTGCTGAATACCTCTGATACCATTTTGAATATCATTAAGGGCGAATTCCTCATTAATATCTGAACGGGTAGCCCATCCTTGGAAGCCGGCACCATTTGTACCATTGCCACCCCAGCCACCAAAGCCGCCGAAACCGCCCCAGCCAAAGATAAGCAATATTATAATCCACCATGCCCAGCCACCGCCAAAGCCATAGCCTTCATCTGCACGGTTATTAGAGCCGCTTAATACAGCGACATCGCTTGCTGATAATCCACCATTCATCATAGCGATTACCTCCTTATTGATTTTTGTAATTTATACAAAATCAAAAGACCGCGGCTCTTTTAATTATTGTAGCGAATTTATTTTATTCCAAACTGATTCTTAACCTGCGATAACATATCATCAGGATTAATCCCTTTTTCTTGGCAAAGATTTCTTGCAAGTTTTTCAATTCCTGCATTATCACCTTTTTCCATCATGTTAATTGCATTGTCAATTACAGGATTATTTCCAGACTGTTGTTTCATCATATTGATTATGGCTTGTTGAGGATTCCCTCCACCACGTATCATCTGCATAAGTTGCATTGGATTCATCATCTCTGTTTACCTCCATTCTGCTTGGGTTCCGGTGTTCCCGACATTTGTGTCGGAAACATACTCTTTATTTCGGAAATCTCAGAACAAACATCGTTTCGAAGCTGATTAAACATAGCTTCTATGTCAATCGGTTTTTCTTCTGCCTTTGGTTGCTGTTGTTCTTCCGGATTTATAAGTCGGTAAACAAAAATTCTACTTCTTCCATCTGCCTGTAATTGTTTTCTATATATTTCTGTTCCATCTGTTTTTGGATAATAAACAGGGTTTCCAGACATATCTACGTCTTTTGCCTTTACAGTATCAATGCCATCTACCATCTGCCCTTGTAACATGGGAATTTGTGGTACTTGTGGCATTGGTTGTTGAATTTGTGCCTGTCCGTATGGCATTGCCTGCTGATAACTATTCTGCAATTGTGCTAATCTATCTTGATACGGCTGTATTTGTTGAAATGGTTGCGCAAAATACGGATTACCATACTGCATATCTCAAACCTCCCTTGTTTTTATAACTATATTTTACAATAATAAGAGGTTGATTAACACGCCACGATAACGCCATAAATACGCCACGTTTTATGAATACAAAGAAAAGCCCCGACAATACATCGGGGCGACTTTCATAATTTTCTTCTTTAATTTTCTGTTTATGCGGTCTACTGTTCTTGTACTGTACCCCATGATTTCTGAAGCTTCTGCAAGCGTTTTTTCTTCATAAACACGCAATCGGAATAACTCCTTTTCTCTGGAATCAAATCCAGCTTCACGCAAATAGAAGATTCTTTCATCTTCTGAAAAGTCTTTATAATCATCCATTCCACTGTCCTCCCTGTTAGTGGAATCAATATTTACACCGGGAAAATGCCTTTTAGGGCAAAGCCTAAAACAATACCAATTATGCCAGTTATGACATAAGCAATTATTTTGTCCTGTAACTTTCCTGGCTTTTCCATAAGTGATTTTAAATTGTCGTTCATTTCGTCAACTGTATCTTTGATGTGTCCCAGATCGTTGTTGTATAAAGCAATTTTCTGTTCCAGCGCATTGATACGTTCAAAAAAAACTCCATCCCTTTTGGAATGCTTTTCTTTCATCTCATGGACGGCACTTTCCAATTCTTTTAAGCGGTGTTCGTTGATACACTCGTGTTCACATCCCATCGCTATTCCTTTCCATCACTCCCATTTTTAAGATATTGCTTCTACCCACCTAATTTGAAGCACCCCTGCGATACGTGGGAGGATTGACGTATCACGCACACACCATCTTAGAATCCGATAAATGGAAAAACTCCATGATTTACATAGATTTCAGTTTCGGAATCCCAGCTTCTATTCACAGAGGATTCGGAATGTGATCCTTGAAACTCAGCTCCCTGCTTTACTAGAAAGAAAAGAGCCAAATCAAATATGCAATCATAGCATTTCTCCATATCGGAATTTATTTTCTCATCACTGTAAGATGTAGGATAATTCCTTTTCT